TACAGCATTGTCAACTGCCATTCGCATAAACCCATTCATAAGAGTTTGGGTATCATCCATATTTTCTGCAATACCTACCCCAAAGAATGAGTATGGGTTTAGTTCGTAAGGTGCAGCCATATAAGGAATAGTGGCAGGTTTAAATGGATTAAGAACCATACGCAATAGCTTGCCGTTACAAATCCATATGTTTGCTTGTAATTCATCTACGTCTTGTAGTTCATCAGGAATATCTACACCCTGCTCCACAAGCATTTCAGTATCGCACATACCCCAATACTCAAGAACTTCATAACGTTCTACACCATGTTCTGGTGCATAATCAGACAGATCGTCTTCCCAATATTCTTTATTGTAGTTTTCACCTAACTGTACAGCTTCATCAATTACAGAAGATCTAAAGTAAGGACGTTTCTTTAGTGCACGTAATTGTGTACGTGACATCTTATGACGTTCAATTACATACTGGGCTTCATCCATATTGTTTGCATCTGGATCGGGATAAAAATTCCAAACAGATACATGTGAAACTTGTGGAATAGTTTTCATAATGGGAGAGTATTCACCATCCTCACCCCAATTAGGATACTCTTTGTCTACAGCAAATGGTCCTTTCATTACACCAGTACCAAACAGAGCCATTTCAAATGCTGTACTACGTAAGTGTTTACTTGCACTAGATTCTTCTAACTGATCGTGTATTTTCTTTTGCATCATTTTAGCAGCTACCATAGCTGGACTAAACGTAATTGCAGTTGGTGTTTTACCTACACCCTCACGAACACCGTCGATATTCTCTAGCTTATCTTTATACGATCCAAGACTTTCCAAAAGAGTTTTAGCTGTAGAACCTGCAGGTAAATCTTGTCCATCCCCAGCAAATCCGTAGGGACTTACTTCCTGCCCAAGCTCTGACTGCTTTAATTGTTCTGGTTCTTTTGGATCAAAGTTTACATCAGCAACAACACCATCAGGAAGTTCTGTCGGATCAATTGTCAATGGAAACTTTTGCCCTGCAAATAGTACATCTACAATTTGACCATATGCTGCAAGTGTTTTTGTCTTAGTTACTTTAATAAATACTCTTGACTTTTCTGCTTCAGTAAATTGTACATCAGATCCATAAATACCACGATAGTTACGATAAGCACGTAACCAACGTTCTTCATCTTGATTTCTGTAGTCATCAGCACGATGATACCGTTCCATAACAAACGGTATAATATTATTAGTTTCAGCATCTTCAATAGATGAGTCTTCTGCATCTGCTAGTGCAATTGCATCGTCTTCAATAAAGCCTTCAGTTTCTTCTGCCATAATTATTCCTAATATCCAAAGGTAGCATCAGCTATTCTCATTCCTGTTTCAGGTCTTCCGTGTGGGTCATAGTCAAATACACTAAACCTTGGTCTTGACATTATACCGTATCTAAGTGCATCGTACAAGTGATCTTCTGCAGTTGTGTCAATATCTTCTGGATTTCTTTTGTCAATTGGTAATGCAGGTAGCTGTGCAATTAAATTAGTACAGTTGTTAAAAAATACAATCCTTGATTCTTCGGTAAACTCATCAACCTGTAAACGTCTGTGTATTTCGTTTTTACCTGCTACCCTAGAGCCTTTTGATCTGTCAGATGGACGCCACCTGCATCCACGGTGTATCATCTGTTCTGCTAGGCTAGGACCAGTGTCACCACGTTTGTGCCACAAACTAGAGTCAAGAACTCCATACTTAATGTTACCATCTTCAGCTTCTAAGTCAAGTACCATATCAGCTAAATCTGTAGCTAGAACTTTACTGACGTATAATTCTCTATATACGATAAGTTGCTCATTAGGCGATACGGCAAACCAAAGCACACCACTGTGAGAACCGTAACCGTAATCGCAAGCTCTAAATTTAACCCAGTTGTTAGGTATATCAAAAGGTTCGATAACATGTAAATTTCTATCAAATTCTGTAAAGGCTGCACCTTCTTTAATATCCCAATCACCCTCTAGTAACTGTCTACGTTGTTGCTCTGGCAGTGACAGAAGCATTGCTTCATAGTCACCTTGTTCAGCTAGGTAAGGATTGTCGGTAAGACGGGCAGGTATAAACCTACGTTTGAATAGAGGCTTGCCAGCTTTTGCGTGTCCTGCAGGATAACGTAAGACTTCACCTGTTTCAATATCTGTCGCATCAAAAGCCTTTCCATGTGGAGCAGGATCAATAAACATTTTTTTGACCCAATGATGACCTCTACCCCCTGGGTTGGTAGTAGCCCTCATGTATACAGGTAGATCAGGTGCAGTAGACCGTAAACGAGATCGCATATAATTCCATGCGAATGGGGTGGGCCACTGAGTCAGTTCGTCGAATCCTATCCAACTAAAAGCTAGACCTTGGTATCTTAGTACGTCATCTTCTCTGTCTAGGTAGGACATCCACAGTCTGGCACCAGATGGTGCAGTCCACTGCATCTTTCGTTCTGACCACTTAATACCTTTCCAAATCTTAGGGTACATTTCCTGTGACTTAAATATAAGTTCCCTAAGTTCTTCTGTAGTATGTCGCAGCAGCAATCCTGAAAAAGCTGGATGACCCATAAACCGTAAAGGATCTGCTAACATTGCATAAGACTTACCACCACCTGCAGATCCACCATACAACACTTCACGTTCACCTGCTGCAAGAAAATCTGTCTGGGGGCCAGCATTAGGTTTAAATATTACGTTGTGTTGTTCTTCTAAAGGAACCTCTGTAACAACAGGTTTAGGCTGCTGTACTGCTTTCGTTGTTGTCTTTCTTGCTGTTGAGCCTTTTCGTTTCGAGGGCTTCTGCCTTGGCGATTGCCTTTTTCGCATAGTCTGCCCATCTGCGTAGGCTTCTAGCTTGGTTGTACCGTCTTCTTTCATTATCTAACCGTTTCTTTAATCCTACGTGTGATATGTATCTACCTGTGTTTCTGGATAGCCAGTTAGCAACCTCACGATATGAGTATTGCTTTAGATACTTCTTAGCCTGTTGTAGCTTGTCTAGCTCATCGGGTATTGGTACTAAGACTTCACTATCATCAGGATGTAGTTCGTAGCCAAAAGGGACAGTTCGTGCGATTCGTGGAATTTCTATCCACTCATTATCTTCTTGTAAGTCGGTTGGTTGGGGTAACTTCCAAACGCCAGTTTTAATCAATCTTCTTCTACCTGTTTAGGTGGCATAAGCATTACACCACCTTTTGCTTCTACTTGCATCTTCTCTGTTTTTACTAGACCAGTACGATCTAATAATTCTTTTGCTGCTTGCATCTTATCACGTATGCCTAATTCTGTTGGGTCCATTAGAGCACCTACCATTGCGACTGCAGCACGAGGTGCATTACGTGACATATATAGCTGCGTAGCATCTAATATCTCTTCTTTCAAACTATTTACTACTTGAGTTGTAGATGTACTATCAGAATAACCAGCAAGTTTTTTAGCCGCAGCTACGTTACCTGCTGCCTCATCAAACAAGACATTTAAAAACTTTTGTTGTTGTTCTGTTAATTGTCTACTCATATTACATCATCTCGAAATGTGGGGCATCAATAAAGGGTCTACGTCCTTGTGATCTACGTAAGTCTACATATGCATTCATGGCATCTTCTGCTGTACCTTGATACATACGAATGTCTCCCTCAGACCAAGCTGCACCCCATTTAATTGGAACACTGTTACGTCTAGCAGCTTCTGCCATAGCATCACAAATGTCATCATAAACATTTAGTTCCCAAGAAATGTTAGAACCAAAATAAGCAACGAGGTCTACGGCTCTACCTTCAAGGTGTTTACTTTTCATAGTCTGTGATCTGCCAGATTCATAGAGTTTCTTTTGTTCTTCTAGTGTACGTAGCCCATATGTTACACCAAAGTCTACTTTAGTTAGATTAATAGCTTCCATAACTACAGCTACTAAATCTTTTTCTACACCCTCTAGTTTACGAATACTTCTTGCACTTAGTTTAAATGCCATTACTTTCTCCCAAAAAGTTTAGTAGCTGATCTTACACCAAAACTTGCAGCTACAATTACACCTAATGTATACTGATACCAATCTGGCATAGACTCAAGTGCTACAAATCCATTTGCTACTATCTCCCTACCCCAATCTCCTGTGAACACAAGTATAAGGGGTATGCTAAAGAGTATAGTCAACCACTCGTCTTTCCAACTAGACTGAGAGCCTTGTGCCATAATCTTTTCCCAGTCTGCTTCACTAGTTGCACGACTGAGCATAATCTGTGCTTCAGCTTCAGCTTTGGCAACCTTTGCTTTAGTTTCTGCAGCTTTTGTTTCAACTTTTCCATTTAACCATGTTCCTGCTAATTCAGCTATTGGTCCTATTAATGCTTGTATCATAAGGCTATTCCTTTTGATTTTTTGGCAAAAGACATTTCAACACATTTAGTAATTACAAAAGAGTCTGGGCTAGGTTTAGTATTTTCTAATCTTTGTAACATTACTGCTCTATCTGTCTCACACATCTCCTGATTTGGATATAGTATTTGGTTTGAACCTACCTGATGACTACCACCCATAAAAAGGATTAAAACTATAATATACATTATTTCGTACCACGGTCTGTCTTGGCTTCTTTGTTCATCCAAATACCAAAACAACCTGTCAATGCACCCATACAAACAGACACAAGACCTGCTTGCCCATTTGTAGGATCTGGGAGTGACATATACCAGTGCACAGACTGATATGTTAAAATAGTTACTACAAGCATCATAAGTCGTGGGAATACTTTATAGTCATCAATAATTGTACTTGCCATATTACTTTACTTTCCTACCTTTTTTTACAACACCACCCCTATTCATTTTTTTCTTTAATGGCATTGACATTCTACCAGAATCTGCAGGAGTTTTTATAGGTGACATCATACCGCCACCACCTTTACCAGAAAGTTTACTACTTGTACGACTTACTTCTGTAATTTGAACTCTTGGTTTAGGCATATCATAATCTAAATTACGTGCCGCACGGGCTTTAGCTTTGGATACAGCATCACTTTTTGTAGCAACTTTACGGGCTTCTTCTGGGCTAGATGCCTGTACTTTAATAGTGGAATTTACGTACCCAGAATTTTGATAGGTAATTTTACCAGATTGAGGGTTCCTACTTTTAGGAACCTTTATTTTATATTTTACTTGATACTCTGCCATGTTGCTTTCCTTTCTACGCCACTACAAAGTCTACGTTACGTCCCTGTCTAGGATACATCTTATTTGCATTGTGTGGGTGATACGCATACACATCCTCATACCTATACTTATCTGCTTTTTGTTCCATTGCTGTTTTTGAAGTTTCAACAATCTCGTGTTTTGTTGTAGGCTCTACTGACTTTACTTTATTAAAAGGCAGTTGGGCTAAAGGTAAATAGTCTAGTAAACCTGTGCTTACGTACATGGTTTAAGTCCTTCTAAATCTAGCGGTTTTCTTTGCAATCTTTTTAGGTTGAGCCACAAACTGCTTACCTGCCTTCGTGCCTTTTCGTTTGGCTCTTGAAGTTGCTGCATACTCAGCAGGGCTGAGAGACTTAATAGCAGCAGTAGGGAGATAACGTTCTCCCGTTTTAGCACTAGGCTTGCCACTCTTGGTTCTCCACTTTTGTTTAGTCCAATCCTTTAGACTCTTTTGTGATTTGGCAAGGGCCATTATCTATAGCCCCCACCCTTTGCCTTATATTGCTTCGCAAGCATCTGAGCTTTACGTGCTGACCACTGACCAGCCCTACCACCTTTAGTACCTGCTTTAATACGGCTAAACAAGTTTTTACGCATGGTAGGTTTAGTATAGTTACCTGCTTTGTTCACCGTAGATTTTCGAGTAGATTTCACCACGACTTATTCCCATATCTTTAAGATTTTTATCTGACATATTGTGTAGCTGCCAGTATGCTACTCTTTTTTCATTTGATTCTTTTATAAAATTGTATATACGTGTTAGCATTTTTATCTCCTTTATTGTTAGCCCTAACAAGGCTTTCGGAGATAGTTATACCACACTTTCTATACAGTTAGAATTGCTATTTCGTCATGTCCGTCTTGCAGGAGTGTAATACAAACGTGCAGATAGTGTTGCATCAAAAGCTGTACCACTCGTATGTTTAAACACAAGAATTTTGTCACCTTCATGTAAAAACAAGGGGCCACTACTAATAAAATGTGTGTGGCTATGACCAGCTATAGCTTCTTCTCCTACAAAAAAATGATACGTTGTATCGTCTGCATGATATACTTGCAAGCCAATATTAGATGTACTATTACCTTCATTAGCTACCATAAGCAAAACTATTTCAGCTTCATGGCTTGCAGGACACGTAAACAAAGTTGTGGCATTATTAGGATTACTAGTAGTACTGGCAGATGTACCTGTAACATCTACAAATTTAGATTCTGTCCTAAAATTAATGCCAGCCATTTATTTTTTCTTTTTAAGGTTATCAACAATTTTTACAGGGTTGACATAGCCACCCTTTTTCATTTTAGCCATGCCACTTGTCATGCCTCTGGCTGACATCATACCTTGAGGAGATCTCATTGCGGAGGGTCTATATCTGCTTTGCTCACCTTGTTCAGGTGTAGCTGCACCACCCAATACAAATTTCTTACGTTTTGTCATTTCTTTTTCTTCGCCATACCGCCACGCATCATTTTCTTTTTAGCCATTCCACCACCACGCATCATAGGTTTCTTAGCCATACCGCCGCCACGCATCGGTGTCTTCTTCTTCATTGCTCTGGGTTTCATCGCCATTAGACTGTCTCCTTGCTCTGCGATCTAGTACAAGTGCTTTGTACTCTTCTTCAGGGTATACTGTGTAATACCCTAGCTTTTCTAATTGCAAACTTGCGTCATCTACTTGACTCAGGGATTGAATAAACAACATAGCATATTCTTTATCTATGCTAGATTCCCAATCATGTTCATACAAAAAATCTAGCTCTGCATCTTCTGCACCATAGTCAGGATGAAACCCCATTATGTGCAAATCATTCTTTGTGTATTTATCGTTAAGATATTCGACATACATGTTAAACATTTCTATGTCAGGGTAGTTATAGGATGCAACTACAACTAATTCATATCTGTGATTATGAAATACCTTAGCTTCTTTTTCTGTAGTATACACTAAACCAGTAGTTTCTACAACATTTACTTTGCGTTGTTTCCATGCTTTTTTTGCAAATGGGCAAGCAGGTAAACCACCCAATGCTTCGTTAGGTATTTCTAACACATTGAGTGACCAATTACGTAGGTCTTTCTCTATGCTCACTTGTAGAACATACCACCTTTACGCATGTCCATATGACCTGTCTTAACTAAGCCACCACGTTTCATGTAGCCCATTTTATTACGGACTGTTTTAGGAAGTTTCTTCAAACCAGTTTGACTTGGTTTAGGTTTAGCAAGACCACCTTTATTAAATGGAAGGTCTTTGCTTGGGTCATATCCTTTAAAAGGCTTACGGTCACGAGCTTTTTGCTGCATACTACGTCCAGCCTTTGTAGACTCATCTGCCATTTCATCGACAACATCGTCTAGTTGAGATTGTAATTTTTTTAACTCTGTTTTTTCTTCTGCAGATAGTTTATCCTTGTCTTCAAGTTTACGAATTTTTCTTTGTAACTGCACCTTAACTCCTGCTAAAGATTTAGCAGTCATAGTTGTACCTTTACCTGTAATGCTAGATAGTAGCTCTACTACACGTTTCTTTCCCATTAGTTTATCCTCTTACCATTTAACTTTGTGTGACCAATACTTGGCACTCAACTTAGTTGTTGGCTTGCCTTGTGCATTGTGTCTTGCATAATAGCTCCGTTTACGAGCTTTATCTTTAGCTGTTTTAGGAGACTTACCTGCACCCTTAACACCCTGTTGCCCAAATCTTACAACTTTGTATTTGCCACCTTCCGATGCCATTACTACGTGAGATTTAGTTTTGTGACTAGGGGTACGTTTAGGTTTATTGACTCCACTTAAACCTAACTCTTTCATTTTATTTTTTACACGATCAGGTACTGCCATCAGTCCATCCTTCTGCCCTCATAGCATCTTCAACTTCTTTTAAAGTAAAAGGTTTACCGTAATGATTCTGTACAGCCTCTCGCACGTAGAATACATCACTATGGGGAATATGCAAACTCTCAATGTTCTCGTCTAATACGTGACGATAGAACTCTTCAAGAACATTGTCTGTGTATAGTTTTACTGATTTTTTAGCCATTGTCAATACTTAATTACGAAATAGTACAAATTAATTACACTTAGGTACAGTTTAAGTGTAATCATTGTACGTGATTTAGTTAATGTATTTATTTAAGGTAGTATATGTTACATTATAAGTGATTCATTGTACGTGTAACAGTTAAAGTGAGCCTACCAAAAACTCTCTTAATATAGTTTTACACATTCTGCGATACGTGTCAACCCCTAAATTTTATATATGCTTCATTTTAGGGAAATTGTTCTTCGTAACACTGTTTTCTGAGAACACTGTTCTGTGTAAACCACTATATATGTAATGTGGTTAACACTTCATTTTTCCTGATCTGTGTAGAAGTACATGCATATATACGCACACCCCCCGTGTGGCCCCTGCCCACCCGTGCATCATGACGCATGTAGCACACATATGAGGCATATGCAGCGCATGTGTAAACGCATACTGTGCACACATCCACATCATGTGAGAAAATCCCTTCACTTTCAGTGACTTACAGACAAAGGGAAACTGTTATGCAATCAGTTGCCATGCAATAGCATGAAAAAATGGGTGGGATTTTCACGGCAGAGGTGTGTTGCAAAGCCGATGCACATTTTAGCCCTATCTAAAATAGATAGACTGTCCAACATTGGACACTTGGAACAAACAGTGAACCAGCCTCACGAGTTTCGCACACGAGCTTCAAAATATATATGAAATATATTTTTGCAGCCACACGGGAAACGGCGTAGGCAGAGGATCACACGAGGCTCAAATCACCTACTCTATCTCTCCATGTTACAGATAGTTTATTATCTCTCCCTTTAGGGTGAGAGAGATAAGTAAACTCTCTTATGTAACATTAGAGATAGAGAAAGG